GATCGCTTCCTGAAGACCGACCTGATCGGCCCGCGCATCAAGCCCGACAGCAAGGGCACGCTGTTCCTCGAAAGCAAGAAGGACATGAAGTCGCGGGGGCTGGCGTCGCCCGACGCGGCCGACGCCATCGCGCTCACATTCGCCTTCCCAGTGGCCTCACGCGAGTATCGCGGCGACCGCGTTGACAGAAAGCCCATGCGAGGGTATTCTTCAGCCGGTGTATCTACATCTTGGATGGGGTCTTAAGCGTGGCCGACAAGCGCAAGTCAGTGTCATTGGCTGTCGGCCGCGGGGAAAAGCTGCCCGCGTCCAAAGGCGCAGGACTGACGGCTAAGGGCCGGGCCAAGTATAACGCCGCTACGGGCAGCAAACTGAAGGCTCCGGCACCCAACCCCAAGACAAAGGCCGACGAAGGCCGTAAGAAGTCGTTTTGCGCCCGGATGGGCGCTGTTGCAGCCAAGGCTAAGGACGGCGAACGCGCCCGTGCCAGCCTCAAGCGGTGGAAATGCTCATGAAAACAGGGCTCTACGCCAATATTCACGCCAAACGCGAGCGCATCAAGGCCGGATCGGGCGAGAAAATGCGCAAAGTTGGCGCTAAGGGTGCCCCCACAGCCAAGGCGTTCAAAGAGAGCGCCAAAACCGCTAAAAAACCTGCCAAGAAAGGTAAGTAAATGGCCAAGCCGCCCCGCATGATGCCCAAAATGCCGAAACCAGCACCCAAGGGCGCTGCAAAGCCTGCGCCGCGGATCATGCCGCTGGTCAAGCCCCGCGCCAAGGCGGCGGCCCCTGCCGCGTCGGCTATTGACCGCGCCAACCGTTCGCAGGCGATGGAAGCGCGTGAAATGCGGATGATGGGCGCTGGCGCCAAGAAGACTACGTCGGCTGCCGAAGCGGCCATCGACCGCGCTAACCGTGCGCAGGCGATGGAAGCCAAAGAGGCACGCATGATGCGCAAAAAGGCGCCGCAGGTCATCAGCATTACCGTGCGCGAGCGCACCACGCCGCCGAAGAAGAAATAACGTGCCGCTGGTCAAATCACCCAGCAAAACGGCGTTTCGCAAGAACATCAAGGCCGAAATTGCGGCTGGAAAGCCGCAGAAACAGGCTGTCGCTATCGCCTATTCGGTGAAGCGGCAGGCGGCCAAAAAGGGCAAAAAGTAGCGTTATGGCCGATCCGACAGGCATTAATACGGCGGGCAAAGTCGCCAACGTAGGGTCCAACCCGGCGAAGTCGTCTGAGGACAACGACGACAAGATGGCGACCATGCGCAGCCGTCTCCAGATGGCGATGGCTGCGTACTCTGACAGCCGCGAGGACGAGTTGGACGATCTGCGCTTCATGGCCGGCTCGCCCGACAACCAGTGGCAGTGGCCGGCGGACGTGCTCGCCACCCGCGGGTCCGTGCAGGGCCAGACCATCAACGCGCGCCCGTGCCTCACGATCAACAAGCTGCCCCAGCACGTCCGCATGGTGACGAACGAGCAGCGCCAGAACCGCCCATCAGGCAAGGTCATCCCGGCCGACGACAACGCTGACGTTCAGGTCGCTGAGATTTTCAACGGTGTGGTGCGCCACATTGAGTATATGTCAGACGCCGACGTGGCCTACGACACGGCCTGCGACAATCAGGTCACGTATGGCGAAGGCTACATCCGCCTGCTGACCGAGTACTGCAACGACGAGACGTTCGATCAGGACATCAAGATCGGCCGCGTGCGCAACGCCTTCAGCGTCTACATGGACCCCACGATCCAAGACCCGTGCGGTGCGGATGCCAAGTGGTGCTTCATTACGCAGGATATCCTGACGACCGAATACGAAGAGATGTTCCCGGACGCATCGCCCGTCAGCACGCTGATGGCGCAGGGCGTCGGCAACGAAAGCATGGCGCAGTGGCTGGCCGAGAACACCATCCGGATCGCCGAGTATTTCTACTACGAAAACGAGCGCGCCACGCTGCACCTGTACCCCGACAACCAGACCGCTTTCCGCGGTTCGCAGCGGGACAAGCAGTTGTCGAGTATGTTCGGCAAGCCCATCCGCAGCCGTGAGGTAGACCGCAAGAAGGTCATGTGGATGAAGACCAACGGCTTTGACGTGCTCGAAGAGCGCGAATGGCCGGGCAAGTGGATACCCGTCGTCCGCGTCATCGGGAACGAGTGGGAAGTCGAAGGCCGGATGTACATTTCAGGCCTCGTGCGCAACGCCAAAGACGCGCAGCGTATGTACAACTATTGGACCAGCCAAGAGGCCGAAATGCTCGCGCTGGCACCCAAGGCACCCTTTATTGGCTATGGCGGCCAGTTCGAAGGGTACGAAATGCAGTGGAAGACCGCCAATACGACCAACTGGCCGTATCTGGAAGTCAATCCCGACGTGACGGACGGTGCCGGGTCAGTCCTCCCCTTACCGCAGCGTGCGCCGCCTCCGTTGCCCCAGACTGGTTTGATCCAAGCCAAGATGGGGGCTGCTGAAGACATCAAGGGCACCACAGGCCAGTACGACGCCTCGCTGGGCATGGGCGGCAACGAAAGGTCCGCCAAGGCCATCGTGGCGCGTGAAAAGCAGGGTGACACCGGCACGTATCACTACGTGGACAATCTGGCCCGTGCGATCCGTCACCTGACCCGTCAGATCGTGGACATCATCCCGAAGATTTACGACACCCAGCGCATCGCCCGCATCATCGGCGTCGATGGCGAAGTCGATATGGTCAAGTTCAACCCCATGCAGCAGGAACCCGTCAAGGAAATTCGCGACATGGACACGGGCGCTTTGATCGAAAAAATCTACAACCCCAGCGTCGGCGTTTACGACGTGATGGTCACGACTGGTCCGGGCTACATGACGAAGCGTCAGGAAGCCCTCGACGCGATGAGCCAGATTTTGCAGTCCAACCCGCAGCTTTGGGCTGTGGCGGGCGATTTGTTCATCAAGAACATGGACTGGCCCGGCGCGCAGGAAATGGCGCAGCGGTTCAAGAAGATTTTGGACCCCAAGGTGCTGTCGGAAGGCGATCAGTCGCCCGAAATGATGGCCGCGCAGCAGCAGATCGAAGCCATGACGCAGGAGTTGAACCGCGTCACGGATATCCTGCAAAACGTGCAGGACAGCACGGAACAGCAGAAGGTGGAGATCGACCGCTACAAGTCCGAAATCGACGCCTACAACGCCGAAACCAAGCGTATCGGCGTCGTATCGGGTGGCATGACGCCAGAGCAAATTCAAGAGATCGTGATGAACACCATCGCGGCCGCTATGGACACCGGCGATCTGATCGACGGGGCACCTGAGATGCGCGAGATGCCCGACATGGCCGACGTGATCGGTATGCAGGGTGGCGGTATGCCACAGGGCGGTATGCCTCCTGAGATGCCGATGGGCGGCGAAATGCCGATGGAAGGCGAAATACCACCTGAAGGACTGATGTGATGAAGTGCGCTGATTTTGTTGGTATGCTGTTTCTGGCCCGCGATGTGACGCACAGCGCACACCTGAACACGCGCAGCTTTGCCAAGCACAAGGCGCTGGGCAAGTTCTACGAAGGCATAATCGACCTCGCGGACAACTTTGCCGAAGCCTATCAGGGCAAATACGGCCTGATTGGCCCGATTACGCTCATGTCGGCTAAGAAGACCAACAACGTGGTCGAGTTCCTTGAAGGCCAAGTGGACGACCTCATGGAAATGCGGTATAAAGTCGTCGATAAGGATTGCACACCGATCCAGAATATCATCGACGAGATTTTCGGGCTGTATTACACCACCCTGTACAAACTTAAATTTTTGGCGTGAGGCTGACCTATGGAACTGCTTAATCCCTGCGATCAAACCGCATATCCGTCCTATAGCGTCGCCTTCACCGGCAGCGCAGGCAACACGACTGCATGGGCACCCGGCCCGCAGGGTGTGCTGGTCTGGTCGGATCAGGCTTGCTACGTCGAAGTCGGCGTCGGCGCTGTGGCGACCACCGCCAGCACCCCGATCCCGGCCTTCACGCCAATCCCGTTCGTGCTGGACGTGAGTTCGTCGGGCGCCCCGTGGCGCGTGAGCGCGATCCGCGTGTCGAACGACGGCACCATCTACTGCAAGCCGATTAACCGGAACTGATCTGTGAGTTTCGGCGTCGCCTTGCGTAACAGCGTTGCCCTCGGCCTTGGGGGCATTGTTGCGTTGTTCTCAGGCTACGGCCCAGATCAGGCGCAAGGCAACCTTGAAACGGAAAACGGTGATAACCTAGTGCAAGAAGACGGCGGTCTTTTGCTTTTGGAGTAGATTAATGGCTGACAAGAAAATTTCCGCGCTAACCGCTGCGTCCACGCCTTTGGCTGGCACTGAAGTGCTGCCAATTGTGCAAGGTGGCTCAACGGTAAAAGTGAGCATCGCCGATGTAACTGCCGGGCGCGCCGTAAGCGCGACCAGCATCACTACCGGCCTCGGCGCGGTTGGCACGCCTGCCTACACCTTTACGGGTGATACCAACACAGGCATTTTCTCCCCTACCGCGGACACGATTGCTTTTGTAGAGGGCGGGGTTGAAGCCATGCGGATTAACGCCGCAGCCAACGTTGGGATCGGAACCACGTCGCCCGGCGGAAGACTTGAAAGCCGTTCAACCTCAAGTGGCGCTGTTACGGCGTCTATGATCCTGTCGAACCCAGTCGCAAACGCGGCGGGGACAGGTACGGAACTTCGGTTCTATGTTAACGACGGCGGGTCTGATCGTTACGCGGGCATCCGTTCGGTGCAGGACATAGCCGGCAACGTAGCGGATTTGCGCTTTCTCACGTCGAACAGCGACATTCCCGTTGAACGTATGCGTATCGCCCGCGGCGGCGAGGTTGGGATCGGCACCGCCAGCCCAAACGCAGCCGCACTTTTGGATGTTACATCCACAACGCGGGGGTTTCTGCCTCCACGCATGACTACGGCTGAACGCGACGGTATTGGCTCTCCGCCAAACGGTTTGATGCTGTACAATTCATCGACCAACAAACTGCAAGTCCGAGCCGCAGGCGCGTGGGTTGACCTCCACTAATTGCGGCCACGCGACTTTTATAGCTTAGATTGCCAGACTGCAACAGATCGTGTAGTTTGGCCGATAACCGTACTGATGCGGCTCATCAGGTGACTGGAAAGGTCAAAACCAAATGAGCGATGATGCTCCTGAACTAGCGGATGTGCCCGCGCCGGAACTGGAAACCACGGCGGCTCCAGAACCCGTAGAAACCGAAACGCCGGAAGAGCAGCCTGTCGATCAGGACGCGTCCAAGACCTTCACACAAGAAGAACTTGACGCCATCGTCGGCAAGCGTCTTGCAAGAGAGCAGCGCAAGTGGGAACGCGAACAGGCTCAACGGATTGCGGAACAGCAGACGCGGCGACAGCCGACCGACATTGCTCCGGAACAGTTTGAGACTTACGAGGATTACGCAGAGGCTCTGGCCGAAAGTAAAGCCTTAGAACTGCTGTCACGCCGCGAAGCGGAACAACAGCAGCGCGCATATCTCGACGCTTATCACGACCGTGAAGAGGCGGTGCGGGACAAGTACGACGACTTCGAACAAGTCGCCTACAACCCGAACCTCCCCGTGACGGAAGCGATGGCTCGTGCTATCCAAGCGTCTGAGATCGGACCCGACGTGTTATACCACCTCGGAAACAGCCCGAACGAAGCCGCGCGGATTTCGCGTCTTGACCCTATCTTGCAGGCTCGGGAAATTGGAAAGATCGAAGCTAGGCTCGGCGCCGAACCTCCGGTCAAAAGAACCTCCAACGCCCCGGCACCGATTGCTCCTGTCACGGCTCGTTCTCAAGGAACGCCGCGGTATGACACCACCGACCCTCGCTCGACCAAGTCGATGAGCACGTCGGAATGGATCGAAGCGGAACGGCTGCGGCAGATCAAGAAGTACGAGGCACAACGCAACCGCTAATTTGGGAATACCACCATGTCCAACAGCATTCTTACTATCGACATGATCACGCGGAAGGCTCTCGAAATCCTCGAGAACAACCTCGTGCTCACCCGCAACGTCAACCGTCAGTACGACGACAGCTTCGCAGTGGAAGGCGCCAAGATCGGCTCGACCCTGCGCATCCGTCTGCCTGACCGTGCCCTCGTCACCGACGGCGCTGCCCTTCAGGTGCAGGACGACAACGAGCAGTTCACCACCCTGACCGTTGCTTCGCAGAAGCACATCGGCGTGAACTTCACCTCGGCCGAACTGACCATGCAGCTTGACGACTTCGCCGAGCGTGTTCTCAAGCCGCGTATTTCGCAGCTTGCGTCCAGCATCGACGCGGATGTCGCCAACTCGTTCGCCACCATCGGCAACTCGGTCGGCACCCCCGGCATCACGCCTTCGACTTCGGCTGTGCTGCTGGCTGCCCAGCAGAAGCTGAACGAAAACGCCGCCGTGATGTCGCCGCGCTACGCGACCGTCAACCCGGCTGCCAACGCTGGTCTGGTCGAAGGTATGAAGGGCCTCTTCAACCCCACCGACACCATCAGCAAGCAGTTCAAGAACGGCATGATGGGCACCGGCGTGCTCGGCTTCGACGAAATCAATATGTCGCAGTCGATCAAGCAGTTCACCACCGGCACCCGCGACGCCATCGGCGGCTCGCTGTCGGCGGCTGTCACTGCTGAAGGCGCAACCACCATCGCCATTACCGGCGCTGGCGCTAACGACACCGTCCGTGCCGGCGACGTGTTCACCGTCAACGGCTGCTTCGCTGTCAACCCGCAGACCCGCGAAAGCACCGGATCGCTGTTCCAGTTCGTCTCGCTGACGAACGTGACACTGGGCGCTTCGGGCGAAGGCAACATCACCGTGGCTCCGATTTACTCGGCCAACCACGCGCTTGCCACTGTCTCGGCCCTGCCGGGCAACGGTGAGGCCGTCGTGTTCGTCGGCGCTTCGGGCGGCCAGTACGCCCAAAACCTCGTGTACCACAAGGACGCAATCACCTTCGCCACCGCCGACCTTCTGCTTCCGCAGGGCGTCGATATGGCGTCGCGTCAGGTCCACAACGGCATCAGCTTGCGCGTTGTTCGTCAGTACGACATCAACAACGACCGTATGCCCTGCCGTATTGACGTTCTGTACGGCTACAGCACGATCCGTCCGCAGATGGCTTGCCGCGTCTGGGGCTAACCTGAACCCGCCCCCGGCTCCGGCCGGGGGCACACCACTTGAAAGGATTTTATTATGGCTCTTCCTAACGGTGCCGGCGGTTATCAGGTCGGCGATGGCAATCTTAACGAAGTCATTCTTGGCACGCAGGTTGCTCCCACCACCTACACCGGCGCGGCGACTTTGACCGTGCTCAATCTTGAGCAGGGGCTGATCGTCTTCACTTCGGGCAGCGGCGCTAACCTCGCCCTTCCGGCTGTTACCGGCGTTGGCGGCGTTGACGACCGCATCAGCAGCGCCAAGGTTAACTCGGCTTTCGACTTCGCTCTCCTGAGCACTGGCGCTGGCGCCGGTACGCTGACGGCCGGCACGGGCTGGACGCTGGTTGGTTCGGGCGCTGGCGAAGCTGGCAAGGCCGTTGTGTTCCGCGCTCGCAAGACGGGCGACGGCACTTACACCCTGTACCGCATCGCAAACTAATCGGTTTGCCCCGGCTTCGGCCGGGGCGACCTTTTCAGGAGAAACGAAATGGCGAACTCCCAAGCAATTGGCGTTGCCTTCCTCGACCAAGACATCCGCGGCGCAGACTTCCTCTACGCTGATGATGAAATCGGTTACACTGCCGCCGCTCGCGGCGCGGTGACGCAGGGCGTTAACAAGGCTGAACCTGTCACGCTGAACAAGTCGGCTGGCACCGTCACCATGAACGGGGCGCTGCTTGCCGGCACCACTTCGGTGACGTTCACGTTGAACAACAGCAAGATTTCGGCAAACGACGCCGTGATCCTGTCGATTGTTGGTGGGACGGCCACGGCTGGCTCCTACACGCTGTGGGTGACGGGTCTGACCGCAGGTGCCGCAACGATCACGCTGCGCAACATCACCGGCGGTAACTTGAGCGAAGCAGTCGTGTTTAACTTTGTGGTTATGCACGCACTGTAATTAATTTGGGCGGCCTTCGGGCCGTCCATTTTTACGAGGTACCTATGTCTGTAATCTACATGGTCCACCCGACGCACGGCGCTAAGGTTGCTATCAGCGAACACGAAGCGATTTTAGATGAAATGCACGGCTGGGAACGCTATGATCCCATTACGCCAGCCGAAGCGGCGGACGTTGACGAAGGCGATGAAGAGCCAGTCAACGAAATGGCGGAGCCTAAGCGCCGTGGACGCCGACGCGCAGCGCAGGAAGAATAAGCCATGACGACCGCCGGCGACATCATTAATGGTTCTCTGCGCCTGCTGGGCGTTCTGGCAGAAGGCGAAACGCCGTCGGCGGAAACGTCGCAGGACGCGCTGACCGCCATGAACCAGATGATTGATAGCTGGAACACGGAACGGCTATCAGTCTTCGCGACGCAGGATCAGGTGTTCACTTGGCCGGCAGGTCAGCTTTCGCGCACGCTCGGCCCTAGCGGCGATTTCGTCGGCAACCGCCCCGTGCTGCTGGATGACAGCACCTATTTCCGCGACGCCAGCACCGGCATCAGCTACGGCATCAAATTCATCAACCAGCAGCAGTACAACGGCATCGCGGTCAAGACCGTGACTTCGACGTTCCCGCAGGTGATCTTCGTCAACAACACATTCCCCAACGTAGAGATGTACATCTACCCGCGCCCGACACGCGCGCTGGAGTGGCACTTCATCTCCGTTGAGGAACTGACCAAGCCCGCCACGCTGGCCACCGAACTGCACTTCCCGCCGGGCTACCTGCGCGCCTTCCGCTACAATCTGGCGACCGAGATGGCCCCGGAGTTTGGCATGGAGCCAACGCCGCAGGTGCAGCGCATCGCCATGACGAGCAAGCGCAATCTCAAGCGGATCAACAACCCTGACGACATCATGTCGATGCCCTACAGCATTGTGGCGACCCGTCAGCGGTTCAACATCTTCGCCGGGAACTACTGATGAAGACGCCGATCTTGGGGTCGGCGTATGTCGCTCGCAGCGTCAACGCCGCCGACAACCGCATGGTCAACCTGTTTCCGGAGATTGTTCCGGAGGGGGGCAAAGAGCCTGCCTTTCTTCAGCGCGCGCCGGGGTTGTCGCTGCTGTTGACAGTTGGGAACGGACCAATTCGCGGCCTTTGGCAGTTTGGCAGCTACGCATACGCTGTTTCTGGCAGCACGCTGTACAAAATTGACCGTAACTGGACCGCCGTTGCTAAAGGTACGGTCGCCGGCACCGGCCCCGTCAGCATGACTGACAACGGTACGCAACTTTTTATCGCTGCGAACCCACAGGGCTACATCTACAACGTCCAGACCGACGTGTTCCAGCAGATCACCGATCCGGACTTCCCCGGCGCGGTGACAGTCGGCTATCTCGACGGCTATTTTGTGTTCAACGAACCGAACAGCCAGAAAATCTGGGTGACGCAGTTGCTAGACGGCACCAGCGTCGATCCGCTTGATTTTGCCAGCGCCGAAGGCGATCCTGACAATGTGGTCGCCATTTTTATCGACCACCGCGAAGTATGGGTTTACGGCACAAACTCTTCCGAAGTTTGGTACAACGCGGGTACGCTCGACTTTCCGCTGGCCCGCATCCAAGGCGCGTACAATGAACTGGGTTGCGCTGCACCCTATTCTATCGCCAAAATGGACAACCAGATTTACTGGCTCGGCAAGGACGACCGCGGGCAAGGTATGGTCTTCCGCGCGTCGGGCTATATGGGGCAGCGCATTTCGACGCACGCTATCGAATGGCAGATGCAGGAATATTCTGACCTGTCGGACGCGGTCGGCTACACTTACCAGCAGGACGGCCACAGCTTCTACGTGCTGAACTTCCCGACCGCCAACACGACGTGGGTGTTCGATGTGGCGACCGGCGCGTGGCACGAACGCGCTTCATTTGAAAACGGCGAGTTTAACCGCCATCGCGGCAACAGCCATGTGTTTTTCAACAGCAAAACCGTCATTGGCGACTACCAAAACGGCAAACTTTATAGCTTCGATCTAGATGTGTACGCTGATGACGGCCAACCGCAAAAGTGGCTGCGCTCATGGCGCGCGTTGCCGACCGGCGCAAACAACCTGACACGCACAATCCAGCACGCGATGCAACTCGACTGCGAAACAGGCGTAGGGTTAGACGGTCAGCAACTGGAAACGGGTCTTTTGTTGGCCGAAAACGGCGATTTTCTTATCACCGAAGATGGCGACCAGATCGCGCTTGACTTCAATGTTGTGCAGGGCAGCGATCCGCAGGTCATGCTGCGCTGGTCAGACGACGCCGGCCATACGTGGTCGAACGAGCATTGGAAGTCGATGGGCAAGATCGGTCGTTACGGCTTCCGCACGATCTGGCGCCGCCTTGGTGCGACGATGAAGATACGTGACCGCGTCTATGAGGTGTCTGGCACCGACCCGGTCCGCATCTACATCATGGGGGCAGAATTGATCTTGAGCGGAACGCGCGCCTAATGGTTGCGCCGATCAACCCGACCCAGCTTACCCCACCCCGCGTTGCGTTTCTCGACGAACGGACGGGCGCGATTAGCCGTGAATGGTTCCGGTTCTTTCTTTCGCTGCTTACTGCAACGCAGGCGACCCAGCAGGAAACTGAACTAGCGCCCAACGCGGCGTCGCTGCTCGCGTCCTATGATACTGTGTTTGGCGACGCTATCCAAGGCATAGAAAGCGCGCCTGACGGCTACTCTGAAACGGCCAACGTAGACGCTAAAGTCAACAGTCTTGCGCAGGCCGCGGACAGCGCGCCCCCGGCTACATCTGACAGTGAGATCGCGGTCATCCAGTCGCAGCTTCAGGCGCTGGCGCTATCGCCGCCGCCGAAAGAGTTTATCTCGCCGCGCTACGGATCGTTCTACGACACGACCGATCAGACGGCCGCCGTCATCAACACGGCTTACCCCATCACGTTCAACACGACCGACATATCTTATGGCGTAACCCGTGGCACCACGACTTCGCGCATTTTTGTTGACCGGCCCAACATCTACAACATTCAGTTCTCCGCGCAGTTCGTCCATACTGGCGGCGGCGCACAACGCGTTTGGGTATGGCTGCGCAAGAACGGCACCAACGTGCCCGACAGCGCGACTGTCATCCGTATTCAAGGGAACAACACTGAGGATGTCGCAGCGTGGAACTTTTTGTTGCAGATGAACGCTGGCGATTATTTTGAGTTGATGTGGGAAGTGGACAGCACCGGCATTTCGCTGTTTGCAGACCCCGCCACGGCAGTCCACCCTGCCATCCCGTCAATTATTTTGAGCGTGACTGACAACGTGAGTTCCTTGGAGGTATAAAGGGCCGTTACCAGCGGAGGCGTTGAAGCCACCGCCATTACGTAAAATTCGGCGTCTGACTTGGTGCGCAGACGGCTGAACTTGAGAACTGACCTAGGCTGTGATAGACCTAGGGCGACCGCAAAAAAGGTTTGATTGACATGGCCACTATCTCTCCGCAGCCTAAACTGCAGTTTTTTTCTGCCGGCGGCGACCCGCTGTCTGGCGGTAAACTCTACACCTATGCTGCGGGCACGACCACACCTTTGGTGACGTACGCGGACGCAAGCGGCGGTGCGGCCAACGCTAACCCCGTCATCCTCAACTCGCGCGGCGAAGCGTCGGTCTGGCTTAGTAACGCCAACTACAAATTTAAGCTGACAGATAGCAACGACGTAGAAATCTGGACCGTCGATAATATCGACGGAGCGACTCCTGCGTCGCTCGCCGCCTTGGCCGCGTCCAGTGGGGCTAGTTTGATTGGCTATATGCCGAACGGCGGCACCCCCACTACAGTCCAGAATAAGCTGCGTCAGTTCGTCACACCCTTCGACTTCGGCGCTGTGGGTGACGGCGTCACCGACGACCGCGCAGCCCTTAAAGCGGCGTTGGAAAGCGGGTTCCCTGTTGATGGCCGCGGGTATACCTATGCCATCAACGGAAACTGCTCCCCCACTTCCATCGCCGGTTTGCAGAATGCGTTTCTCATCCAAATCGGCGATAAGACGGCAACCAATTTTCGCACATTGAACATCGTCGGGTCGTCTGACTTCTTCATTGATAACGTCACCATCAACATGGGGCCGCAGATCACGTCACCGTTTAATGACGACGCTGCGAGCGCGCTGTATATCGGCGGCGTTAACGAATTCACATACATAGAAAACTTCAATATTACCCGCGTAACCGTGACTGGAAACGGTTGCGGCGCGGGCATTCAAATTCGCCACGCGGAACGTTTTAATGTAACTAACTGCATCGTCCACGACCGTGTGTCTGGTTCAGCACCCGACCCGACAAATGACAGCCAGAACGGCATTGAGTTTGTAAACGCGGCGAACTTTACGTTGGCCAACTGCCAAGTTTATAATTTGCAGACGCGTCTCAGCGGCGTCGAAACTATTAAGTGGACCCGCGGGTTTTTGTTCGTGGAAATCCGCGACTGCGCGATTACCGGGTGCAACTCAATCGAGGTTGACCAAGGGTTTGACTTTTCCGGCGGGTATGAAACCGGCGTTGGGTATACATGGACAGGTAATCGTCGTTGGACCATTGCAGGATGCACCGCTGATAGCTGCGAGTCGCTTGGGTTTAAGTTCGCAAACGTCAGCCGCGACGGCTTAGTGACGGGGTGCATCGCTAACAACTGCGGGTCTTTTGGGTTTATTTTCTCTCCGAGTTCGGTGGCGCTGCCCGTCGGGCTAGAAAAATATAACACTCAAAATATCGACGTTGTTGGGTGTAAGGTCGTCAACGTTCTTGCAAACGGTTGGGCGTATGTTGGTGGGGACGGCTATCGCCTGTCGCGCGGAGCGCTATACCCGACGTATCCTCGCGCGATACGGTTTAAGAATTGTTCGGTCACAGACACGCAAGACACGCCTACTACGGTGAAGGGTTTTGTCAGCGACGTGATTGACATTGAGTACCCCACCGCAGGGTACGATCTGAACATTGCCAACTCAATTTCGGGCTGCACCGCCAGCGAAAATATTACTGAATTCACGTCGGCGATGGGACCTGTGATCTGTCAGGTAACTAGCACCACCGTTCAATCCATCCCTAACGCAACTTGGACGGCTGTTGCGTGGGATAATGACACGTATGATTTTGGTGGGCTGCATAGCCCAACTTCGCTACCAGAAAATATCTTTGTTAAGCAGCCGGGGTGGTATCGTCTGACTGCAACCGCAAACTTTGCTTCTAACGCTACAGGCCCGCGCTTGGCGCGTTTCTTACGGAACGGGAACGTCGTTGACCGCTGCACGGCTGTTGGCGTTGGCAGTTCAGTCGCGGTCACGGTGCTGAACCCAAGCGTCATTCAGTACGCAGACGCCGGCGATAATTTCCGCGTTGAAGTATATCAGGCAAGCGGCGGCGCGTTGAATTTTAACGGAAATGAAAGTTCGTTCTCAGTTGAATTGATCGGAGGGTAGTTATGGCCGTTACCATTAGTAATATCATCCCGGCCAAGACCGCGGAGAATAGCCAGACGACGCAATTCACGTCGAACGGCGTCCAGACGATCATCGACAAGTTCACGGCCACCAATTACAGCGCCACGGCGGCGACGATCAGCGTCAACCTCGTGACCGCTGCGGGCAGCGCGGGCAACGACAACTTGATCGTCAAGACCAAGACGCTCCAGCCGTCCGAGACGTACACCTTCCCGGAACTGGTCGGCCACGTCCTGCCGCTGAACGGCTTCATCTCGACCATCGCCGGCACGGCGTCGGCCATCAACATCCGCGCGTCGGGCCGACTGGTCAGCTAATGGATGTCGTCGTTCGCCCCCTGACCGAAACGGACTTGCCGGCGTACATCGAAATGGCCGCGGCGTTCCACGAGGACTGTCCGGTGAGCGACCTTATGCCCTTCGATCCGGAAGGCACCGCAGAGTTCCTGACCAACCTTATCGGCAACGAGAACTTCCGCGCCATCCTCGCCGAAGTGGACGGCGTGCCGGTCGGGATTACGGGGGCGGCCCTGTACCCCATGTTCTTTAGCCCAGAGAATTTTGTCGTGCAGGAGATGTGGTGGTGGCTGTCGCCGGGCCATCGCGGCAGCGGCGTCGCCCAGCGTATGTACAAAGACATCGAAAACTGGGCGCTAGACAGTGGCGCAGTGGCATTGTTTATGATAGCCTTGCACAACGACAACGTCGAACGCATGGCAAAGTTGTACAAACGTTCTGGGTTTAGGCCTATGGAACGTACCTTTGTGAAAGGTCTATAGTAATGGCTGTTGCATCTGCTCTTATCGGTGGCGCGGCCGCTCTCGGCGGCGGCCTGATTGCGTCTAAAGGCGCCAAGAGGGCCGCCCGCGCGCAGGAGCGCGCAGCGCAAAGCGCCGAGAACACGCAACGCGAGATGTTCGAGCGGCAGCTTCAGCTTCAGGAGCCGTTCCGTCAGGCGGGCATGACCGCGCAAGACCAGATCATGCAGTTGCTCGGCATCGGCGGCGACGCCAGTATGCCGGGCTACGGCAGTTTGGCGCGGCCGTTCGGCCAGCAGGACTTTGAGCAGGACCCCGGCTACGCCTTCCGGCAGGCCGAAGGGATGCGCGCGCTGGAGCGTTCGGCAGCGGCCCGCGGCAATCTGATGTCGGGCAACACCATGAAGGGCATCCAGCGGTTCGGTCAGGACTTGGCCAGCCAAGAGTACGGCAACGCCTTCAACCGCTTCCAGATTGAGCGCGCCGCGCGCCTCAACCCGCTTCAGTCGCTGATGGGCGCAGGCCAGTCGGCGACCAACGTCATGACCGGCGCGACAGGCGCCGCGGGTCAGAACATCGGCCAGATGCAGCTTGGGGCCGGGCAGGCCCGCGCGTCGGGCTACGTCGGCGGCGCCAACGCGCTGGCCGGTGCGTTGCAGGGTATCGGTTCGGCAGCGATGTCGTTCCCGTTGTATCAGGCGCAGATGGACTATCTTAGACGGCAGCCTTCGACGCCGGGCGGCGGCATCGGCGGCGGCCAGAGCGGTATGGGCGGCGGCGTACCGAATTCGATGCGCTCGCCGTTCGGCTTTGGTAACCAAAACAACCTTGGCGTGGGGATGATCCCGCGCGGCTTTGTCCCGGAATTCTGATAATGGCTAACCAAGCAATTGCACTTCAGTCCCGCGCCCCGCAGTCCAACTTTCTTGGTGGCGCGGTCCAGCAGAACGCGCAGCTTATAAACATGATGGCGCAGCAGCGTGCTGCGGAGCGTCAGACGGCGGTGGCGCAGCAGCAGATGGAGATTGCGATGGCGGCGGAAGGCCGCGCCGTGACCGCCGAAGAGCGGGCGGCGCGCAAAGCGCAGCAAGAATACACGGTCGGGCGTGTGGCGTATTTTCGTGACCAGCTTCCTTCCGTAAAGGATGATGTTAGCTGGAACAATTGGCTTGGCCGAGTAGGGCAAGAAGACCCGGAATACGCCGACGAATTGCGCCGCGCGAGCGGCGGCCGTTACGACGCTGATTTCGTCAACCGCGTGTCAATGGACGCCAAAACGTTCATCGACAAAACTATTGCAACGCCATCGGCCAGCCTGCAATACGGCGAAGGCGGCGGCGCGTTTGGCGTTACCGTCGGCGGCATGGGGTCACCTAGGGCACAAGAAGTCGTTGTTCAGCCGCCCGCTGGCGCACCGGCAGCACTTGCACAGCCGCCGATGGCGGAGGCGCCCGCAACCGGCGGCGTTGACGCACGCGCGACGCAAGGCGCTGCTACAGCGCCGAGCGACCTGATGCAGCAGGGCGTGGACCCGCGGTCTATCCCTATGGGTAGCCCGCTGCGCCCGGTTTCTATGACGACTGGCCCGCAGATGGGCGGCCAGCCGGACCTCGCGGCGGTTGTGCAAGACATGATGCAGTCTGGCCGCGTCACTGAGTCAAACCGTCAGTTGATGCTGGACGTTTTGCCGCCCGAAAATGCGGCGCAATTCGACCAAATCCTGCGCGCCAACAACATCCAGATCGTGCCAGACGGCGAGCCGTCCATGCGCAGCGCCGTGTTCCGTCCGGGCGAAGACGCCGCGCCGCAGATGCAGATGGCGCAGGCTATCAATCGCCCGGGAACGCAGTTCCGCGGGCGCGACCCCATGCAGTCGCCGGCGCCGGGTTCGGTGTTGGTGCCGACGCCCGTCATCAGGGAGCAAAAAGGGGCGGAAACGCAAGGCAGCGAGGGCGTCAAAATCGTAACGCAGCCCCAAATCGTCGCCGGCGAAGAGCGCGCTAGGCGCGTAGAGAAACTGCGGGGTGACATTCCGGCGGCCAAGAACGCAACCACGTCTTTGATCACCGACATCGACGACCGCATTAACACCATCGACAGGCTGCTGGCCAACCGATACCGCTTCTCCATTGTCGGCCCGGTTGAAGGAAATCTGCCGCGCCTGCTTCAGATGGGTACGCGCGCGGATGTGCAGGCGGATTTTGACAAGATCAAAAACACCGCAACTTTGACCGAGTTGACAAAACTCAAATCATCCACGGAGACTGGCGGGTCGCCGCTCGGCTCCAACCCGACCGACCGCGACGCGAAGATCGTAGAAACCGCAGCCAGCGCGCTTATCCAAACAGGTGAACCGGCAAAGTTCGACGAAGAGTTGAAGGCTCTGCGCCGCAAACTCTACCGTATGCGGACAACGGCGGCGACCACATATAACGACACGTTCCGCGAAGTCTTGCCTGAAGATCCGCGGATGAAACTGCAAGTGCCGACGATCTCGCCGGTGTATAAAGGCGCGCCAAAAGATCAGAAAAGCCGGAAAAGCATCATCTCCCCCGACGTAGCCAAAATGTACGGACTGTAGCCCATGCCTACTATGACGCAGTTAGAACGGGCGTTGATGAAAGCCCACGCAGCCGGCGACGACCGCGCTGCTCGTCAGATCGCCGCCGAGATCAAGCGCGTCCGCGCGCAGGACGCAAAACCGGAGCCTATGTCTCGGACCGAAGCCTTTGTGCGCGGCGTCGAACGCGGTATGCGGCCTGTCGGGGATGTAATGCAGGCGCTCGACCCAGTCTCTAACATCGTCAACTATTTCTTCCCCAGCATCGAAAAAAAGCAGACCGCCCGCCAAGCGCGTTTGGCGAAAGAAGCCGAGCAAGCGGTCGCGGACCGCCCCGGCTTCTTCGCCGGCGGCAAAATTACCGGCGAGATCGCTGCCACCGCACCGCTTATCGCTACTGGCGGCGGCGCGGTCGCCGCAACTGGCGGCAGACTGGCCCGCGTTGGGGGCCAGATGGCCGCGCGCGGCACGACGGGCGGACGCGCGGTACAGAAGGTGGGCCGCGCTACACAGGCTGCAGGCCGCGCGGTGCAGACCGGCGGTATGGGCGTGCGTGCCCCAACGCGGACCGCCGTGGCGGGCAAGGCGCCTATCGCAGCAACGCGCAAGGGTCGCATGGCGCTGCGCGTCGGCGGCGGTGCGGGGGCTGGAACGGCTGCGGCTGTTCTGACGGATCAGGACCTGACCGACGCAGCGTTGGCCGGCGCGGTCATTCCGCTGGTCGGAACGATTTCGCGGCGCGGGCTGGGGTATATCTACGATAAGGTGCGCGGGCGGGCCGGCCCTGTCAAAGCTGCTGAAGTCTTGCGCAACCTGATCGCGGACAATCCTACAGCTATCGCAAACGCCCTGCGCGACGCGCCGGCAGATGCTCGGCAGAGCACGGCGCAGTTTTTGGCAGATGAAGGGTTGCTGACATCAGAACTAGCCGCCGCCACCCGTATCGCGGAAGCTAGCAATTTCGGTAAGCCCTTGGAACAGCAGGCGTTGCAACGGGCGGCGGCCAGACGCGCGCAACAGGCCGAATTGCGCGGCGGCGAAACACAAGCCGAAGCGATGGAAAACGTCAGCGCCATGAAAGCGGGTGCGCGCCAGACGGCCGAACCTTATCTTGAAGAAGCCATGCGTGCGGCCAACGTCGGCCGCAATGTAATCTTGCCTTTGGAGCGGGGCGCGGGGGCGTTAGAGCGACGCGCCGACGAGCTTGCAGAGTCTGGTGTCGTGCGCCGTATGCGCGGGCTGGAAGGTCGTTCGCTTGAACAGCTAGATGCTGTGTTCCAGAACCCAGAATTTTTCACGCCGGGCAGGGTGGTCGAACGCATCGGCGAAGTCGCCGAACAAGCCGGTCGCCGCGCGGACGAAGGTATTGATGCGCAGCTTTTCATGCGCAATGAGGCGGCGCGAGCGAGAGCGGTTGCCGAAGACCTGCGCGCGCAAGGATACGCACCCATCGACATCTCACCCGTTGTCGGCCGCCTGCGTCAGTTAGCGAACGATGCTTTTGCGGTAAGCCCCCAGCGCCAGCAATTGTTCACGGCGTTTGCGAACGCACTAGAACAGCGCGCGGCCAGAAATGGCGGTGTGATTGACGCTGAAGGCTTGCATCTCGCCAAGCGCGATATGAACGAGTTTGTGGCCAGCGTTCTTGGGCAGGCAGACCCGTCGGCGCTCAAACGCGGCACGTCCATGATGCTGGGGCAGACGCAAAAGCTGATAACCGACGCCATCGACGAAGCGGCCGGTCCCGGAACGCCGTTTGCAGAGTTTAACCGCGTATTCAGCGGAGGTATGCGCCGCGCCGAACAACAAGATTTTGCGCGGGAGTTGGCTAAGTTAACGCCGCAGCGTTTCGAAAAGGTTATGGAGAACCAAGACCCGGAATTCGTTAAGGAGTATTTCCCCGACAAAATCCGGATTGAAGACGTTTTGCCTCCGGAATTACGCGACACAGCGCGCCAACTGAACCGTCAGATTGCCGCCGACCTCGACGTAAGCGCAGGCGGTTTGCGCGAACTGCCGCGTGAACTTCGTGGTGCGCTACCCACGGGCGCCCGCCGCCGCGTGGAAGAGGCGCTGGAGCCGGGGCTGTCGCCCATCGCGCGCGGCGTTTTCAGAGTTACTGGCGGCGTGCCCGGCATTTCTGGCGGCAGCATCGCTGCCGAACAAATCGCGCGCGAATACGCGCAGAGAATGTCATCGAATGCCATGCGCAATCTGGTGCCGGCGATGGTCAGCCCGCAAGCAGCATCGAATTTGCTGGCTGTCCGCAGCGCCAACAACAAAATGGCTGAGTTTGTCAACAGTCTTGCGCCCAGCGTGCGGGCGGCGCTGGGGCAGGCTCTTGTGCAAGGCCAGATGGGCGCGGTCCAGCCGGTTCCAGAGGCGGCCGCGCTTCCGGAAATTGACGTGCCCGGCGCAGATATGCCATTCAGTAATATCACTTATGATGAATTTGGTAACTACATCGGGCCGCGCTAACATGACTACGATTGACCAGACTGAAGCACGACTAAACACGCACGAGGAGATTTGCGCCCTGCGGTATGACAGCATTTGCGCGCGACTTAAGCGGCTAGAGAATATGGGTGTGACGGTGGCCGGCACTATTATTCTGCTGTTGATCGGCATCCTTTTAGCTTTGTTGGGTCTGAAATGATACACGCGGGCGTGACACTCTTGGTGACGCTGGCCGTGGGTTTTCTGGCTGGGTACTGGGATGCTGGCCTTATGGCCGCCACGTTTTATGTCGGGCGCGAACATGCGCAGGCAGAGTACCGTTGGATAGAACGCTATGGCGCCGGGCGCCGCGCGAATATGCCTTGGTGGGGTGGGTTCGATTTGAAAGTCTGGAGCCTGAAGTCGGCGTTGGATTGGGCGCTACCCGTTGCCGTAGCCGCTATTTCTAGTGTGGTGATGTAATGACTAATCCGCGCTGGCTTCGGACCGCATACGCTTACGAAGGTCTGCGGGAGACGCCCGGCCCGCGCCACAACGCCACCATCATCGGATGGCTGACCAAGCTGCGCGCTTGGTGGCGTGACGACGAGACGCCGTGGTGCGGCGTGTTCGTGGCGCACTGTATGCAGGAGGCTGGCCTACCCTACCCGCGGCTGTATATGCGCGCGAAAGCGTGGTCGGATTACGGTGCGCTGCTGCGCCCGGATCGGCTGGCCCCCGGCGCGATCCTCGTCTTCAACCGTGCTGGCGGTGGCCACGTCGGCTTCTACGTCGGCGAGGACACCGGCTACTATTATGTGTTGGGCGGCAACCAGTCCAACGCTGTGAATGTGATGAAGCTGGGCAAGTCCCGCCTCGTCGCATCGCGCTGGCCCCGCGGCGAACCCGTCGTCGGCAAGCCCGTGCACATGAAGGGTGGCATGGTGTCCACCAACGAAGCATAGGAGATCATTATGGTTCAGTTCATCCTCTCGCGGCTCAAGGAGCCGTCAACCTTCGCCGGGCTGTCGGGCCTCGCGTTGGCGCTCGGCGTCTCGGGCGAACTCTACAACGCAGCAGCCGCTGCCATCGCCGGCGTGGCCGGTCTGGTCGCCGTGATCTTGGCCGAGAAGGGCAACGGCGAGTGAAACTTCTGACGGCCCTGCTGTCGTTGCTCGAACGCCTCTGGGCGGCGTGGGACGCCAACAAGTTGCGGCAGCAGGGGCGCCAAGATGCGCAGAAGGAAGCAGCCGATGAAGTCCAACGGCAACTTGATCTGGCGGAGTACGCTGCTCGGCTTGACGATCTTGAGCGTAACCAGCGGCTGCGCGCACGTTTCGACGACGCCGCCGGCGACTAATTCGTACTGCGCCATCGCCGAACCCATCCGCTACGATAGCCGCGTAGACCGTCCGGCGACCGTTGCGCAGATCGAAAAGCACAACAGCGTGTGGGCGTGTCTGTGCGAGCAAGACTGTCCCGCAACATAGCGCAGGAGCAACTATGACCGAAATGACCGAGACGCAGCGCGAGGCACTCGCGGCGGTGGAGAAGCACAAATCGCAGGCGAAAGCCGCCGCGTCTCTGGGCATAAGTCGGGGGGCGCTGCGCTCTAGGCTTGAGGGCGCAAGCTACAACTCAAACCGACCGCAAGTCCCGACTGCGGAGCCTCTTCCCGACCCGGACCTACCCATTGAGCAGATCGTCGAATACCGCAAGAACGCCTTCCAGCGCAAACACGCCAACGTCCTAGCTAAACGCTGGCGGCGGTTCGAGGTTCCGACTTCCGGCCCCTACGCGCTGATGTTCGTGGGCGACCCGCACCTCGACGACGACGGGTGCAACTGGCCGCTGTGGGAAGACCACTGCGATCTAATGGCGCGCACGGAACATCTCTACGCGGTCAATATCGGCGACACGACGAACAACTGGGTCGGCAGGCTGTCTCGCCTGTGGGCGGATCAAGACACAAGCGCGGCGACCGCTAAAAAGCTTGTCAAGCATTATCTGGGCGAGCGTGATATTCCGTGGTTCCTGTGGCTATCGGGCAACCATGACCTTTGGGACGGCCCCGTCGGGCGCGACGTGTTCGAACGTCACGCGCCGCACTACGTCACCCTTGAGGACTGGCAGGCCAAGGTCACGCTCGCAAGCCCGAACGGGCGTGAGATACGCTTGTGGGCTGCGCACAACTTCAAAGGCAACTCAATCTGGAACAACCTCCACGGCCTTGAGCGCGCCGCGCAGATGCAAGACTGGGCGCACCTCTATGTCGCAGGGCACCATCACGACACAGGCTACCGGCAGGGCGAGAACCCGCACAGAGGCTTCGTCTATAACCTGCTGCGCGTGCGCGGCTACAAGTTCATCGACGACTACGCGGATCACCACGGCTTCGGGAACCACGAATACGGCGCTAGCGCCGTGGCGGTTATCGACCCAGACGGAGACAAACTGAACGCGGTGACGTGTTTCCTCGACCCGCATGAGGCGGTAGAGTTTCTTGGGTGGAAGCGCGCACGTAACGTTTAGCGGTCGAGAGCGGCGCGCCAACGCTCCAGATACCAAATAGCCTTGCCGACTTCCTGCGACGTGGCGTCCTTGTGCCCTGCGCGGCTGATGTACTTGAGCGCGTTCCCGCGGCAGTAGCCGGCGAACTCTTCCGGCGACAGCTTGGCTTCGATGTAGTCGATGGCCTCAATCCCGCCGGTCCGGTAGTGCGGCGGGTGGTTGACCATGTCGAGCGCCGCCTTCCACGCGCCGGGGTCTGACTGATCGTCGATCATGCGCTCATCCTTTTCACCAGTTCCTTGCGTTCGCGCAGCGAGCGCAGCTTGCACAGCCGCTGGTGCAGCCGCTTGGCGATGGCGACGCGCTTATGTTTCTTGACCTCGTCGTCGAGCATCCGCTCTAACGTCGGTTCGTCATACTCAGATAGCTTGACGGCAATCGTCTGCCATGAAATCTTAGCCACTTTTTAATTCCTCTAATGCTACGTCTGACACGGCGCGCTTGTCGTGCAGCGCCGCCCAAATCCGTTCGTCGATGGTGTTGCCCGTCAGCATGACGTAGACCCAAACGTCGCGCGTCTGCCCACTGCGGTGCAGGCGCCCAACGGTTTGTTCGTATAGTTCTAGCGACCACGGCAGCGACAGGAACACCATGTGGCAGCCGCCGTGCTGTAGGTTCAGGCCGTGCCCGGCCGACTTGGGGTGGACCAGCAGCAGTTCGACCTCGCCGCGGTTCCAGCGTTCGATGACGTTGTCGTCGTCCATCGTCTGCGCGTGCGGGAAGCGGCGCTTGAGTTCCGCCAGTTCCTCAAGGTAGCTGTACGCGACGATGGTGTTCGTGCGCTGGTTCTCGGCCAGCAGTTCTTCCAGCCGGTCAAACTTGTGCGTGCTGAACCAGATCGACTCCTGCGCCGCGCCGCGGTTGTAGGCAAAGCCCGACGCCATCTGCTGAAGCTTGCTCGTCACGGCCCCGGCGTTCTGCGCGATGATGCGCTCCTCGCCGAAGCGCGTCACGTATTCCTTCTTCATGCTGTCGTACGGCGCGCGGTCGGCCAGCGCCACCCGCACCTCGTTGACGTGGCAGGGCGGCAGCTTGTCCTTGTACTCGCCCGGCTCCAGCACATAGGTCGCCGGACGGATGCGCTCCATCACCTGCTCTAACCCGCCGTGCGCCGGCACCCACTGGCCGAAGTCACGGTTGATGCAGATGAAGTACTGCTGCATAAAGGCACCCTTGGCGCGGCCCAGCAGCGTCTGGTCCACGATCTTGCACTGGCCGAAGACATCCTCAAGGCCGTTCGACGTGAACGAACCGGTCAGACCCCAGCGCACGCGCACCGGCGCGATCAGCTTCTCCAACGCCTTGAAGCGTTTGCCGCCGGGGTTCTTCAGGCGCGTGAGTTCGTCAAAGACGATCCCGTCAAAAGCGGACAGGTCGGACAGGGTCTGAAGGTTATCGTAGTTCGTGACGATAACCTGAGCGTTGCTGTCCCAAGCCGCGGCACGCTCGGCGGGGGTTCCGACTGCAACGCGCAGAGTAATTCCCTCCGCCCACTTGGGCTGCTCGACAGGCCACACGTCGGTGCACACACGCTTTGGTGCAAGCACGAGCCAGCGTTTGACATGGCCGTCATCAAGCATCGCCTTCATAGCTGTCAGGGTAATGGCCGTCTTGCCCGCGCCGACAGGCGCAAGGATCATCGCGCGGTCCCGTTCGTACAGGAAGTCCGCCGCGTCATCTTGGTAGGCTCTCAGGCGAAGCGGCTGCACCACTGATCCACACCTTCCTTTGACCACAGCACGGCGTAGTGCTGACTGGTTGCCACCATCTGCTCGGCGAATATCTCCTGCAACGCAGACAGCCGGCCGCCGGGCCTCTTCAACTCCACGAACCACGTCTCGCCGTTCGGCATACAGGCGATGCGGTCAGCGACGCCGCGCTGGCTCACGCTGCGGAACTTGTACGCAAAACCGCCCAGCGCCTTCACGCTCTTGACGAAGTGCAATTCGATCTCTTTTTCGCTCATGCAGAACCGCTACCCCAAAATTTTTTGTGTTTCAAGAGTTGACTCACTTTTTGTGTCGTGTAGGGTGGGCGGCCTAGACAGTAAAGTGAGGTACAGTATGCAGCACAGTAGGATCGTCGGCGGTTCGACCGCCAAGCGCGTCATCAACTGCCCCGGCAGTGTGGCGCTGGTGGACAAGATGCCGCCGCAGCCCAGCAGCAGCTACGCCGATGAAGGCACGCTCCTGCACGACACCATCGCAGACATTCTGGACGGCAAGGGCACGGTCGAAAGCTATCTCGGCCGCAAGCACAACGACGCCGTGCTGACGCAAGACCTGATCGACACCAAGCTGACGGTCGCGCTGGCCGCGCTCGACGCCGTCGATCCGCAAGGGGAGATGGAGTATGCGGTCGAAAGTCGGGTGGGGTTTGGCGATCTGTTGCCTGACGTGTTCGGCTCTACTGATATGCTTGGCCGGATTGGTAGCCGCGCTGTGGTGCTTGACTGGAAGTTTGGCGACGGCGTGGCAGTCAGCGCGGAAGAGAACCCGCAACTGCTGTTCTACGCAGCGGCTGCCATGCGGACGCCTAAGGTAAAGTGGGTGTTCGACGGCGCTGACGAGATTGAGATGATCATCGTCCAGCCGCCGAGCGTCAAGCGTTGGTTGACGACGCCCGCCCGCGTGGCGGCGTTCGAGGCAGAATTGGTCGCGGCTGTCAAGACCGCACTGAAGCCGGACGCGCCGATGGCCGTGGGCGACTGGTGCCGCTGGTGCGCCGCCAAGCCGGTGTGCCCGCTGATGACGGGCGCGGTGGACCGTATGGTCAAGGCCAAGCTGGAAGCCCTGCCGCACGATCAGATCGCGCACTATCTCAGCATGGTGCCGACCATCGAGTCCTTCATCAAGGACTTGCAGCAGTTGGCGCACGGGCTGCTGGAAGAAGGCCAGCCGGTGCCGGGCTACAAGCTGGTGCCCAAGCGCGCGACGCGCCAGTGGGTGAACGAAGACAAGGCCGTCGCCTTCCTGTCCAGCGCAGGTGTTGAAGCGTGGGGCGAGCCAAAGGCGCTGTCGCCCGCGCAAGCGGAAAAGGCGCTCAAGAAGGCCAAAATAGAATTGCCGGCAGACCTCGTGGTCGCCGTCTCCACAGGTAACACGTTGGCACCGGAGAGCGATCCCCGGCCCGCGGTGTTGCAGATCGGTCAGATGCTCTCGAAGGCAATGGCCAAAATCCAGTAAACAGAAAGGTACAGTACAATGAGTGATCTCGTGAAGTTTGGCGGGTCGAACCTGCCGTCAGTCCAGTCGCTGTCGTCGGCGCTTCGTTCGGTTGCAGCCGACGTGGGTGCAGGCGCAGGCGGTATGGTCATCCTGAAGATGGACAAGACCGGCCACTGGGTGTTCGGCGCAGACCAGACCGAAGTCGAAGACGATAGCGTGTGGGCGGTGAACCCGTTCTCGTTCGTCCACGGCTACATCTGCTGGGGCGAAGGCGAAGTGCTGGGCGAAAAGATGGTCGGCGTTGCCGAGCCTCTGCCTGAACTGGAACCGGCACCAGCCGCCTCGAAGCGGGGCTGGGAGATGCAGGTCGGCATGACGCTGGCGTGCACTAATGGCGAAGACGAAGGGATGCAGGCGCGTTATTCGGCCACATCCGTCGGCGGTAAGAAGGCCGTGCAGGCTCTTGCCGTCGCCATTGCCGAGCAGGTGGACAAGGATCAGGCGCATCCGGTGCCGTTGGTGCGTCTCAAGAAGGAGCACTACCAGCACAAGTCCTACGGCCGCATCTTTACGCCCGTCTTCGACGTTCTGAAGTGGGTGGGTCTTGACGCTGAAGCCGCGGCAGCGGATGAAGACGTTGAAGACGAAGTGGCTGCTGACGAAGCGCCGCGCCGTCGTCGTCGCGCAACAGCGTAAACAGGGCGTGAAAGCCGGGGTGGGCGTTGGGCCGCCCCGGCGAGTAGCGGATGAGTGAGGCATCCGTGACTATTCTTTGGGTTGATTTCGAGACGCGCAGCCGCTGCGATTTGCGCAGTCACGGCGTCTACAACTACGCGCAGGACGCCAGCACCGACGTGCTGTGTATGTCCTACGCCTTCGACCGTGGTTCCGTGCGGACGTGGCGGCATGGCCAGCCTTTCCCGCAGGACGTGGCCAAGCACACCGGCCAGATACGCGCGCACAACGCCGCGTTCGAGCGCCTGATCTTCTGGTATGTGCTCCAGTGCGAGTTCAAGCTGGAGCAGTTCTACTGCACCGCAACGCAGGCCCGCGCCAACTGCGCGCCCGGCGGTCTGGAAGACGTGGGCCGCTTCGCTGGCGCAGGGATGCGCAAGGACCATCGCGGCGCTCAACTCATTCGCCTGCTGTCGATCCCGCAGGCCGATGGCTCGTTCCGTGAGGACGAAGGCCTGATGGCCGAGATGGTCCAGTATTGCGAGCAGGATGTGCGTGCGATGCGCGCGATCAGTCAGGCGCAGCGGGAGTTGTCAGCGGATGAACTGCACGACTATCATGTTAATGAGCGTATCAACGACCGCGGTGTCCTGCTTGATAAACCTCTGGCTCTGGCGGCGGTGCGTTACGCTGAACAAGAGGCTGTCGAGATACAAAACCTCGTTTGTGAGATTACTGAAGGCGAAATCACGTCCGTCCGCAGCCCGAAGATGCGTTCGTGGGTCTTGGACCGCGTCGGGCCGCAAGCCATAAAACTGGCCACGGTTCACAAGGACGGCGAAGCCAAGCTATCCATCGACAAGAACGTGCGCGCCAACCTGCTGGCGCTGGCGGAGGAAAACCCTGATGAAGTCCCGGCGCAAGTGGCAGACGTTATCCAGTGCGCAGACGATCTGTGGGCGTCGTCGGTCGCAAAGTTTGCGCGCGCGGCAGCGTTGGCTGATGAGGAAGATAGCCGAGTTAGAGGCGCGTTCGTATTTGCAGGAGGCAGTGCTACTGGGCGTGCTTCGTCATATGGACTTCAAGTCCACAACTTTCCCCGAAAGTGCGCCGCCGACCCTGCATTAGTGCGCGACGCTATGGTGCGCGGCCACAAGGTCGTGCCCAAGCATGGCCGCCGCGTCACGGACGTTCTGAAGGGTATGCTGCGCCCCGCTCTGATGGCCGCGCCGGGCAAGGCGCTGGTGGTGGCCGACTGGGCCGCCATCGAAGCGCGGGTGACGCCGTGGGCGTCGGGCAGCAAGAGCGGCCGCGCCAAGCTGGACATCTTCGCCAAGGGTGAGGACGTGTATAAGCACAACGCGGCTGCGACCTTCCGCGTGCCCTACGCCGAGGTTGACAAGGATCAGCGCCAGATCGGCAAGGTGCAGGAGTTGGCGTGCGGCTTCGCGGGCGGCGTGGGCGCGTTCGCGTCGATGGGCCGCATCTACAACATCATCCTGTCCGAGAACGAAAGCCGCAAGATGGTGGACGCATGGCGCCGGGCGAATAGCTGGTCGGTGCCCTACTGGTCGAAGCTGGAAAGCGCCTACATGGCGGCCATGCGCAACCCGGGCCGCAAGTTCGACGCGGGGCGGGTCGCATATTTATTCGACAAACAGCATCTGTGGTATGCCCTGCCGAGCGGACGTGTGCTATGCTATCCTTTCGCCCGCTTCGATGACGCAGGCGATCTGACCTATGCGAAGGCGTCGTGGAAGCCGTCAGCCGACGCAAAGGAATGGCCGCGCGCCCGTCTCTGGCGCGGTCTGGCCTGCGAGAACATAACGCAAGCGGTGGCCAACGATCTGTTGCGTCACGCGCTGAAGCGGTTGGACGGGGAGGGGCTGGACGTGGTGCTTCATGTGCATGACGAAGTGGTGCTGGAAGTGCCGGAAGCGGACGCGGATGACGCGGCTGCCCGGCTAGTCGAGGTTATGTGTCAACCGCCAGAATGGGCCAAGGGACTGCCGCTGAACGCGGAAGTCGCCACAATGGTCAGATATGGCAAGTGAGGAAGGGAACGCGATGAGTGAGGATCGCACGACGTTTATTGATTACATCACGCAGCTTGGCGACGTGGACGGCGAGACTGCCCTGTTGCTCAAGCAGAAGCCGAAGAAGGACGCGGCGGGCGACATCATCTACCACGGTGACGGCGTGCCGAAGGCGACCTTCCCGGCGTTCATGCCCGACAAGGCTCGCATCCGTGAGGGCGAGGCGTGGTATGTGAACACCGGATCGTTCATCATCGACCGATTTGAGGACGGCAAGCCAAGCGCGCGCGGTGAGAATTGCGAATACGTCCTGTTCATGATGCTGGACGACATCGGCACCAAGTCCAAAGAGCCGGCCCTGCCGCCGACATGGATCATGGAGACGAGCGAAGGATCGTTCCAGTGGGGCTACGCCTTCAGCCAGCAGCCGACCAAGCATGAGTTTACGGCGGCCATCAAGGCCATAGCCGACGCAGGTTACACCGATCCGGGCGCGACCAACGCGGTGCGCAACTGCCGCATCCCCGGCAGCGTCAACCTGAAGCAAGGCCGCGGGCTGTTCGCCGCACGGCTGACCGCGTTCCACCCTGACCGCGAATACACTCTGTCGCAGATTTGTGAGGCGTTGGGCGTCGAGCCTGCCGAGCCAGACACTGCCGAGTTCCGCCGGATCGCCATCCGCGACACTGGCGGCGACACGGTGCTGCAATGGCTGTCCGACAACAATCTGGTGCTGTCCAAGGTCAACAACGAAGGCTGGTGCGGCGTGGTCTGCCCCAACCATGAGGAACACACCGACGGCGCTATCGAAGCGCGCTACAAACCGTTGGATCGTTCGTTCTGCTGCTACCACGGCCATTGTCAGGACATCGACAGCCGCGCCTTCCTGAATTGGGTCGCTGAGAACAACGGCCCCAAGGTAATGCCCGGCTTGCGCGATGAGTTGATCGCCGAGCGCATGAAGCAGATGGCCGAAAAGATCGCGCCGACCGACGCCTATCCGGATGAGGCGGCGGCTATCGTGCGGGACGTGGAGCGCAAGGAAGCCGGACGGCTGGAGAAAGCCGAGTGGTTCGAACGCTTCGCCTACATCCAGTCGGACGATGCCTACTTCGACATGGTGACGCGCACCGAAGTGCCGCGGGGCGTGTTCAACGCGCTTTACCGTCACGTCGATTGCCGTTCGGTGCATAACAGGAAGAAGCCCATCAGCGCGTCCTATTACTTCGACGAGCGCCGCCAAGAGTATGGCGCGAAGGCGCTGACGGGTGTGACGTTCGCGCCGGGCGAGAACGTGATGGTCGCCCGTGATGGGCTGGTCTACGGCAACCGGTGGGTCAACCATCGCCCCGACATGAGCGGTTCCGATCTGATGGCGGATGCTGACGTGGAGCGGTGGCTGGATCACTGCCGCGTGCTGGTGCCGAATGATGTCGAGTTGACGCACGTCCTCAACGTCATGGCCTACAAGGTGCAACACCCCAACGTGAAGATCAATCACGCGGTGCTGCACGGCGGCGACGAAGGCAGCGGCAAGGACACCATGTGGGCACCGTTCCTGTGGGCGATTGGCGGCGAGCATCAGCACAACCGGTCGATCATTGAGACGGGCGGTCTGGACAGCCAATGGGGTTATGGTCTGGAAGCCGAGGTTGTCATCCTGAACGAGTTGAAGGAACCGGAGGCGCGGGAGCGCCGCGCGTTGGCCAACAAGCTGAAACCTGTCATCGCCGCGCCGCCAGAGACGATCTCCATCAACCGCAAGGGGCTGCATCCGTATGAGATGCTCAACCGCTTGCAGGTGATCGCCTTCACGAACGATCCCCTGCCGATCACGATCCCGACGCAGGATCGCCGTTGGTTCTGCCTGTGGTCGCACGCGCCGCGCATGGAGCCAGAGGCAGGGCCGGCGCTGTGGGCATGGTATAAGACGGGCGGGTTCCAGAAGGTCGCTGCATGGCTCTGGCAGCGCGACGTGACGGCGTTCAACCCTGCTGCTGCGCCGCCGGTCACTGAGTGGAAGCTGAACATGGTTGAGCATGGCCTGTCGGTCGCCGAGTCCTTCCTTGTCGATCTGATGGTGCAGCGTGTCGGGCCGTTCGCGCAGGGCGTGGTCGCAGGACCGTTCCACAAGCTGTGCGACACGATCACGGCGGGTTACGTTCCGGCTGGCACGAAGGTGCCGCAGGCGGCGCTGCTGCACGCCTTCAAGGAAGCAGGCTGGAAGGATTGCGGTCGTGTGGCCAGTGCCACGCTCCAGACGAAGCGGCACATCTTTGCCAACCCTGACGTGGCGCAGAAATACAGCAAGAGCGAGTTGCGCCGCATGGTCGAAGAGGTTGCAACCGCAGGCGGGGGTGTGGTAAAGCCATAGCGTCAGTTTGCTCCTGACGCCTGCATAAAGCCCCCGGTCTTGCGGCCTCACTCCGCTAGACCGGGGGCTTTTCTTTTACCTGAAGCGCGTGACGGTCGTTACGCCGTCCCTTGTGCGGCACTGGTAGTAGCGTTGGTGCCGTAGCCCGTATTGGCTGACGTTGCGGCAGATGCGCTTGCTGTCGGCGGGTGTGGGCGCTGGCAGGGTGAT